AGCGTTGTTTAAGTCACCGCCTTTACAACGAACAACGTCCAACTTACCACCATAGGATAAGTAATTGGATGCTGCCATGAAAGTCTCATAATGATAATCGGTTGTACCAACACCTGGTAAACCGAAGACATCTACAAGCTCCTTCTCGTTATTGATCCTAGTAATTTCGTTTACCGGTCCTTTTCTAAAAGGTCCAACAAAACCACCGACAACGTTGATACTAAAATCTACGCCACCACGAGTTAGGTCGACTTCTCTTATCGAAATTCCCGGAGATGCTAATCGAAGTGCCATTCTAACTTCTTTCTCCACATACAATGACTATTGATATTTATGAAAATGCGTCTTTACTAGCGATATTCCCACATATAGGCACGATCCCCGTACTCATCTGTCTTCCAAACTGTCCCATCTGATTCTACAGTTTCGCCTCCCATCTCATCAAAACCATCACATATAAAACCAAAGGGTGCCATGTCTTGTTCTATTGCATTCTTTTGCTCATCGTATATTCGTTTTCTTACGTCAGAGTCAGTCATCTCCTTGAAATAATCCTGTGCAACCAACCACGCAAAGATAACCAAACACATTGCCAGATCATCATTACAACCCTCTTCTGCCTCAAATGACTGTCTCTTTTGTATGAAGGTAGTCAACTCACTTATGATATTATAATCACAGAATGTAAGTTTATCTTCTTCTATCAGTGTCTTCAGGTTAGAACAACCTAACTTCTTAGTTACCTGACTCATCTTGACACCTAACTGCGTCTTTACACCAGAGAATCCTGATCCAACTATCTGTCCTGCACGTCCTCTCATGGCAACCATGAGTAAATTCTCATATTCAAGATCATAGAATAGTATAGATGCTACTTGATCACCAATATCATTTACTTCGCATAGGACATACGCATTGTTATATCCCTTTGCCACATCTGCAATTACAGAAGGGAAAAGCATAGGTTTGATTTCATTGTCTCTATAAGTGGCAACCACCTTGTATGGGAACTCTGTAATATCAGCAACTATGAAAGCACTATAGTCTTTACCAACTCCTCTTGCTACGTCAACCGTTACAATATAATCTCTTTTCTTGAATGGTCTTTCATATACAAGTAGTTTACCATTCTGCTCTACTGGTTGTTCGTATACCAATGCTTTGAGTTTCGCTGCATTTATAAGAGTGTCAACAGATCCTAAGAACTCACACTCAAACTCAATAGCAAACTGTTGCTTACTGGTATTCTTTATAGTTTGTTCTTTCCATTTCTTATCTCTACCTGGCACCTCAGACCAGTGCACCTCTGTTGCAACATACTCGTTCTGCCCACGCTCTGCATCATGCCACATTCGATAGAAGTGATTCATACCATGTGGAGTGGATACTATTATAACCTTCGTAGATTTACCAGAAGATATAGTAGGATACACAGACGCGAAGAAGTCATCTGCCAGATGGTTTTGAACGAAAGCAAATTCGTCCAAGAATATAATGTTGAATGACATACCTCGAACAGCAGATGCAGATGTAGATGCTGCAATGATCTTAGAACCATTCTCCAGTTCCATAGATCCTTTGTTCCAAGCAATGATACCCTGTTGCATCCACTTAGGTAGGTTCTCATACGCTAGTTGTAATCTACCAAGCAAGTCTCTTGCAGTCGCTGCCTTGTTAGCAAGGATACCAATATTTACCTGATCATTGAAGATCGCATAGTGTAGTAGATATGAAACCACAGTCGTAGACTTACCAGTCTGACGTGGCATCTTACATATATTGAAACGGTTCTTATGGAATCTTCTTAGTAACTTCTCTTGAAACTTGTACATCTTAAACGGTACAAGTCCCTCGTCAACGTTGACGATTTGAATGTATTTCTCTGTAAAATATATTGGATCATCCTTACATCTAATAAATTCAACAATTTGTTCTTCAGTAAATTGTTGCTTGGTATTCGCCTTTTTTAGATTGGGATTACCAAGATATATGTCACTTGCAACTGGCATCAGTCTGCTATATGGTCAGTAGTTCTCTGTATATATGACTCCCATCCTTTGTCTTTAGGGTCAAATGCTTTAGATGCACCACCTACAGCTTGTACAACTTTACCCGCAACTTGTGCTACTTTTGCTGCTGCCTTGACATAAGGACCTGCTTTCTTCATCAATTTACCCATACCTTTTCCTTTTCCTTTAGGTTTGGCAACTGGTTTGTCAGTTTTTGGTTTGCCAGGTTCTGCCTTGTTAGTAGTGCTCTTCTCTGACTTAGCAAGTTCTCCACCTTTGGACTTGACTATCTCACCCTTAGGTTCAGATTTTGTCATCTCACCCTTAGGTTCTGCCTTTACTATTTCACTTTTTGATGCTGGTGTTATAGAGGAACTTTGAGATTTTACAATAGCACCACCCTTCTTACGTGGTCTTCCACCACCCTTCTTTGTTTCTACACCACCCTTGTCAGCATCATACTTTTCTTTATTGAATGACCCGTCTGGATTTTTATACTTAGGATTCTTTATATTTCTTCTAGTCGCTTCATCAAGATTTTCATAATCAAAACTCATAGTCAGAGTATCTCTCATCTTCTTGAAAGTACCTGTACTCATTCCTCCATCCTTTTTCCCGCCACCAGAAGACTTCAATCCTTTTGGAAGACCATATTTGTTTCTATCACTTTTTACGTAGGTGTCGCCCATAGCACTCTCTATCTTCTTTCTTATTTATGGAGACCTGTCAATATCTAAAGAACTTAGATCTACACTAGGAGTTTTAGGTGGTGGTACAGGTGCACCCGCTAATCCTTTCTTGATCATTTTTTGTAGGTCAGCAGTACTACCAACAAACAAAGAGTTGTTTGTGACTTGTGTGGGTTTATCTTCCTTCTCCAAGTCCTTCATCTTTCTTTGTAGGTCTATAATCTTGTCAGTTACATCTCCTACTGCTTTGACAAGTTGTCCTGCAACTTCATATGCACGTGGATGTTGAGTATCTTGACACACATCAAGGATACCATTCATTGCTTCTTGTCCCTTCTCTACAATATTGTATAACTGTGCACGAGAATATTCAAAGTCATCTCTAGGTGTATTGTCAACCTTCTTTACCTTCTTAGATTGTTTGACTACATCAGTTGCTTTGACTTCTAATGCTTCATCTATAGGACTAAATGTGGTTGATTGTTTATCTAAAGGATCATAATCTTTTGTCATACGTCATTACCTAATGCGGGACTCCACTCTTGACCATCAGCGTCAAAGAATGATCTAGTCTCACTGAACCCGAAGGTATCACCCATCTCAATAAGGTCAGAATCGACTGCGTTAACAAGATTTATAACATCACCCTTGCTATGCTCTGCAATCTTAGATCCATACTGTCCACGAACAACCACTAAGTTGTTCAAATCCTTCTCCTTGATACGCATAACTTCATTACCAATCTCTATGTAACCACCAGTAGAGAATGATGCACCAGATGTAACTTTGATAAGAGTCTTATTCGTATCTACAGACTCTGTAAGTTTATCAGTTTGGTCTTCGTTATAGTCTTTAGTTGCCTGTGGTACAACAGTATATCTTTGTTCTCTTGGTGCTCGTATAGCAGTAGAGTAATCGATTTGAACCTTCTTGATAATACCGTTCTCGTCTGTTGGAACCTCTTGATAGAAGTATGTCTTGGAAACAAAGTCTAGATCATACTGTATAAACCTACGAGTAGAGAAGTCACCCTCATATTCATCAGTAAATGTAGTAGACATCAAAGTAAATGGTATATCTCTTTTCTCTTCTACACCTTCCAGCATATTGACTGTCACGTTATATGATGGTTGGAAGAATGGTAATATCTGTTCTATAATTTGCAGAGCATCGTCTTGTTGTTTGGTAGCAAAACTAAGTCTAAATCCAATATCGTATGGCACTGGCAAGAACATCTTCTTGATTTTTACCTTGTCATTCGGAGACTTCATGGTAAATTTCTGCACAGGAGATGCCTTTCTTGTAGGATCATATGTGTATGAAGTCAACTCAAATGATAGTCTTGGCAGTGTGATTGCTACATTATCATCAAAATTTGATTGCTGTTCTATTCTTGCTATGAATCTTTGTATAGGACCATATGCTATGGGTACCTTGATCTGACTTATAGACTTACCATCACTCGCAAACTTTTTGATCTTTATGTTATTAAATAAAGTTCCAAAAGCAATTACGGTCTTTCTAACTGTCTCGTTGTAAAAATAATTGCCTATCATTATACTTCACCAAATGGGTTCTTCTCTGTAAAGTTTAGGATGTCGTCTGCTTCAACTTGGATGTCATCACCACTGTTGTACGCATCATTGTCATCGTAATCAATACTATGTAGTCTGTATGCAGAACCTTCATTATCAACAATAAGTTCACCAACATTGAAGTCACCAGCAAGATTTCTTGCAGTAAGAGTGAGAGAGGGAGCATCCCATGATGTAACAAATGCAGTTGTAAGTGAGGACTGACCAGTAATGATTTCACCAAAGGAGAATGTACCAACACCTATGGTTCCAGCAGCAGAGACAGTTATACTTGGAACAGTTGCATATCCTGAACCAGCGTTTGTAATACGTACAGCACCAACTCCACCAGTATCATTCAGTACAGCAACAGCAGTTGCAGTTGTACCTGCACCCGGTGGGCTGTCAAACGTAAGAGTTGGAGGAACAGTATACTTAGTACCAACATTGGTTATAGTAACAAGACCCACAGAACCAGTAGTAGATATTGCAACTACTCCTGTAGCTCCACTACCTTTACCATCATCTGGTAAGAATTGAATTGTAGGTGGTGTGGTGTATCCAGCACCAGGATTTGTTATGAATACACTTTGTACTCTTCTACTGTCAGTGAATCCTATATTAGTTGTAATAGCAACAGCAGTTGCAGTAATACCAGTAGATACTACAGGAGGATTGATCTTGACACGTGGGTCAGCAGTGTAGTTTATACCTCCGTTCAGGAGGTCGATCCTTCCAATACCTCCATTCACAATTGTTGTTATCATGCTCGCAGTACTACCTACAGCAACTAACTTCAATGTTGCGTCATATCCAGCAGTTGCCATGTCATCATCTATTGCACCAATACCAGTGTCGATAACCTCGTCTTCGTACTCGAATGGTTCACAGGTAAGTGTGTATGTGTAGTTCTTACGTAACTGATAGAACTGACTAACATCATCTACATATTTGATTTCTAGCAGTAAGTCTCTGTATGGGAAATATAGTAAGTCACCTTCATTAGGACGTTCAGTTGGATTTGCTAAACCTGTCTGTACCAGAGGTAACACCACATTCTTATATCTCTCCTGAGATATCACAATCTTCATCTCAGCAGTAGATCTTACACCAAATTTTGTTAGTAAATTATATCCAGAATCGAACCCTTCATATGACTCAATGTAACCTTCAATAGGAATTGATTGGTCAAAAGTAGAACTAGAGACCTCTCTCATTATAGTTTTTACATTGACAAAGTTTCTTGGCATGTAAACAAACTCGACCCCATACATTCGGATCTGTTCGTTTATCAAGTCCTGAACAAGATTCTGCTCAGACGGAGTACCTTGCTGAAAGAAGGGGTTTAGTGCCATTATCCAATTAGATCAAGTGGTGGTAATTCATATTCATTTGCCATCTTACTCTCTAGATTATCAATCTCTCCTAGAGCATCTTCGTATATCTGTCTACCATTTAGTTCTACACCGCCAGGTAATTTTACACCCGCAAACTTGATGAGATTCTGACCCCATTGCTTCTTCATCAATGCGGTGAAGTACTTTTTCAAAAATGGATCGTTGTATACTTTAGTATAATCGTTTGGATCCAATACACGATAACATCTGATAATCAACCAGTCATTAGGTTGCATGCTAGAGTAATCAACATCCAGATACAATCTACTTTGTCTTCTGTTGAATCTAATTTGTTTCTCTGGGTGTAGTATATGGTCTAGATCTTCTAAGTATCTCTTCGTCAAAGTATATCCCATAAGTTCCATAGAACTAAAGAAGTATACATCATTCAACATCAACTGGTAATTGATATTGAACATGTTTGTACTGATCAGTCTGTTATCTAACTTGAATACTCTTTCTATACCTATGACTGCATCAGGTATCTGTATAAAGTTTTGATTCTCTACAAAGTCGAATGTTGTATTTCCTATACCAGTTATATTAGCAGTACCAGTAGTTGTTGTAATACCAGTGGATGTTGGAGAACCAGCAATATTTGATGCTTTGATTGAATCTAAAAAATCTTGTGTGATCCTATGCTTTAGATACATCAATTCAACACCATCCATGTGACGGTTCTGATATATCTGGATAGCATCATCCATCAAGTCTTCGACTTGCTCATCAGCAACATTGACTTCAAGTACAGGTGCACCTAACTGCCTCTTCGCATACTTTACTAATTCTTCTCTAGTTGCAGGGTTAGCCATTTATGATATACTTTCCTGTATTTATGAACGTCTTACGACAACATCCAACTCGTCACCTACATCTAGACCAGTCGCAGGGTTGATTATTGTTACAGCAGGATTACCTATAGTCCAGTCAACTGTTTTTTGTAGTAGTACACCATTCAGATATACTTCCATATTATCAGAAGATGTATCAGAGTTTGATGGAGCAAATGCAGACTGTCCATCAGAAGCAGTTAGTTGGTCTTCGGCTTGATCTGAGCATATATCCACCTCATCTCCAGCTGCACAAGCTTGAGCCAGTACAACAGCAGCAGACGCTTGATAGTCAATATCTCTTCTGAGTCTGACCCCATTGAGAAAAACTCTGTAGTTCTTAGCAGCAGCGAGAGATCCAGCAAGCGTAAATGTTGCTTGATTTTGCGTTGCTGTAAATAACTCTTCTTCAAACGTGTGTCCAAAATAGACAGTAATTTGTACATTGTCACCTATATTCACCCCAGAGTTGAAGTTGATAGTTTGTGGTGCAGATAGTTGATAGTCAGCAGATGCACCCTGTCTCATCTTTACACCATTCAGAGTTACTAAGACAGAGAATGCAGTTGCTTGCTCACCATCATCAAATACATTGGGTGCAGTAAATGCTGTCTGTCCCATTGTTGCTACAGTATTTGAAGAACTGATAGTTGTAGCACCACCTACAGCACCTCCACCACCTGAGAGGGTCTTGAAGGACAGTGAACCATTTCCATCCGTAACAAGTGCCTGATCCTCACTCCCGTCGGTTGAGGGGAATGTGAACCCTGATATAGTACTTATACCACTTGAGTTTATATTTCCATGTATAGCATTATTTGTAAATGTTGCTACACCAGAAGATACTACTAAACCAGATGTTACATCTAATTGTCCAAAGACTGTGGCACCGATTCCTGATGTGGAAAAACGTTGTGTATTATCATAATATAAGTCAATAGATCCATCAGTATTAAAGTCTGCTAAAATATCTCCGCCAGAGTATTCTTGGAACCTAATTTTTTCCCCTGAACCAGTACGAACCCATAAATCCCCT